TTATTTCATTTTATTCAATATGGCGAACATCTCGCCGATCGTGAGCGTTTCGGCATTTTTTACCTTTTGGAGCCAATCTGCTTTGTTGGTCAGCTTCAGCTTGTCGCAGACTTCTTCGGCGGCCTTGATTTGCCATTCCGGCACCTTATTCGGCATTTTCTCTTCCTCCTGGTACAATGCGATTTTTTCATTGAGGTATTTGATCGGGTCCAGTAGCCACGGGCATTCCTCCGGCGAGCTGCCGATAGGCGGATAGCGATAACCGCCCTGGTGGATCTCCAGGTGCAGATGCGCACCGAAGCAGTGGGTACCCGTCGCCCCCATGATGCCGATGAGCGAATCAATGTCGACCTCTTCGCCGACCTTGCGATACTGCTCAAGCATGTGCGCATAGAGGCTTTCCGTGCCGTCCGGGTGCTCTATGGTGATATGCGTTCCGTAGGCCGCCCCGTGTTTATTGATGGATTTTACCACCCCGGCGGCAATGGGGTGGATCTTCTTCGTTCCGATGCCGACGAGATCCACGCCGATATGCCAGCCACATTTCCAGTCGCCTTTTTTGCCGAACGGGCCTGTTATTTTATTTCCGCCGTGGAATGGAAATTTGTATTTGATCATGGCTATTCCCCCGTTGTCTCCGATTTACCTTTTAATATCTCGACGGCCTTTGTCAGTATGGGCGGCATGGGAACGCCGGTGCGTCCGATATTTTCAATCATGCTTAGCAGCTCATTGGCGAGGTAGAAAAAGATTGTTGCGTCCATGATCACGCTGCCGTTGCCGATGGCCATATCCGCCAGATGAGCTGCGGCGACAATGAGGAAGATGCAGACCTTTTTTGCGATGCCTTTCATTCCGACCTGGCTGGACAATTTGCCTTCAATACCGCTGGCAAATACTCCCGTGATATAATCGAGGACCACGAACGCCAGCAATATTCCCAGCAATTCACTCCACCCCCCGTATAAATATGATATTGTTGCGCCGCCCCCGGCTATGCAGCACTTAAAAATCTCCGAAGCTTTACTCATGCTGAAAAATCCCCTTTCTTGCTTATTTTCTTAGGTGCAAACACCTTAGAACCGTTATTTTAAGCCATTGTGGGCCATCCTAGGAGGCCGTTTTCAGCCGTTACTTATACAGGTCTATCAATGATAAGGCGCCATCCCAATTCACCCTATACCCCAATTTCTCCAACGCTCTGATGGGGAAATATGCTCTGTTCAACCCTTCCACAATAAAGGCAGGAATGTCTAAATCGATAAATTGACCGTTCAGCCGCAGTTGGATATTCCTATCAGATATAGTGACGTTTTGTGGCAGGTTGATATAAGCCATATCGACATAGGAATAAGCATCCATGAAACTAGGTATGCCGAGGTTGTCAGCCACCATCGTATCGAACAGCGCATACGGAATATGGTGGATGCCGTTGACTGTTCCTTTTGCATCTTTCCCCCACGATCCGGCAGCATAGGCGATTTGTAAATCATCATCATATGTGATAAACCGCATGGCATGACCGCCGAGGAGCCTGCCGCCAGGAACAGGATTGATTGTTCCGTTTGCATCCTGCTCGAAAAACGATTCAGTGAGCAGCATACCAAATTCAAGCGAATTTCCCGTTGCCACGATAGACTGCTTCATTTCGTTTAGATTGTTGACCTTGGCATAGGATTGCGCCCGGTATGGCCTCGCCTTAATGTCCTGCTCTGCGGTTGATGTGATAACTGTCCAATCAAGCGTGAAGGGGAAATCACTCTCCAGGCAAGCGCCATTTGATGTCAGGACTTTTGCGACGCTGCGCAGGTCTGTTCCTTCTCCTGGGTAACCGTCAATCTCTTTTGCCTTGCCATAGATATAAAGCGAGGACACTCGTTCGGCCTTCCCGTATTGCTTATAATTGAGGTCCTCTATGACACCTGCCGCCCCTTCGCCTGCGCATGTGCCCCTGCTGCCCTGATTGCGAATAGGCAATGGGGCTGTTTTACATGCGAATTTTCTAGGCAGAGGAACGGCAGAAACCAATTTAGCGAATTGCCAATCTCGCCCGTCATAGGGGGATTTGACCAAGCCTGGAATAAAATTCATGCGCCCTCCTTAGTTATAGTATTTGCACAGCAAAATGGAGGCGATTACCGCCCCCATGATAAAACCCCATATGAACAACACATTGCATCGTCGCTTAGTCAATGGAGAATGTTTTAATAATAGCCGCGCTGCCTCCGCCATAAGCGAGGATATAGTGTGATTCATCAATTTGTGTGATCGAATTGTATTGCCCGTAATTTATTGACGGTTCGTGCACCAGGCTATCAACCTCGGTTATTTCGTAACTACTGTCGATCGAATACGTTTTAATATGGCCCTTAAGGTCACCATCTTGGTATGCCAATATAAAATGTGTATCGTCCGCTTTTGCGAGCGATGGATAAGACCCTCCGCTCTCATCAACGGCCAAGCTGTCTATTTCTGTTATTTCATAGCTGCCGTTAATGGAAAAAGTTTTAATATATACCACCGTGCCAATGCGACACGCCAATACAAGATTATCGCTGTCAATAACGCACAGCGAATTGTAGGTTCCGGCAGAAGCGCTATGGTTTAGGCTGTCGATTTCCGTTGTGACATAGCTGCCATTGATTGAAAATGTCTTAATGTAACCATAGCCGGACGCGTCACTATAGGCGAGAGCATAATGAGTTGCGTCAATTTGTACTAGCGAGTTATACACAGCATCAGTCATATCGTGACTTAACACATGAACCTGAGTAATATTATCGCCGGCGCTGTCAACGCTAAAGGTTTTTATTTTTCCATAGTCTGTCGCCTGATATGCAAGCATGAAATGGGTGCTGTCTATTTTGCATACAGAGCCATATGTACCCATCATGGTGTCGTGTTCTAAAGCATCGATTTCGGTAATGGCGTAGTCCACGTCAATAGAGAAAGTTTTTACGAACCCATCGCTTCCCGACCCACGAAATGCCAGAATAAAAATCGTTTCAGTGAACTTGATTAGCGAATTGTCAATGGACGTGGTGTAATTATGTATTAACTCGTATATTTGTGTTATCTCGTGGTTTGTGTCAATGCCAAAGGTTTTAACACGTCCGTAACCACTTGTTCCTGCAAAAGCCAGCATGAAGTGCGTATCGTCGATTTTTGCAAACGAGTTGTGATTGCCAGCCCCAGTGTCGTGCGCCGACAGCACATCAATTTCTGTTATGTTGTCGCCCGTGATACCTTGCTTTTCAAGCGTTGTGGCGCTTATGGCCGCTCCGCTGCTATAGCACGTTGTGCCGACAACGGCGTAAACCGAAAATAGCTTGTAGAAATATTCCGTGGTCGCGCTAAGCCCAGTGTCTGAATACGCCTCTAAACTTCCGCTATATTCAAGTGTCGCATTTGCATCGCACCAGGCTCGATCGTGTCCTGCCAGGTCAGAATTGTGGCTATATAACTCTACGCCTTGAAACGTCACCGACATTCAATCGCCCCCTATACCGTCGTCCCTGATGCGTCGACCCAATTTGTTCCGTTGTGCCAGATTGGTATGCCAATCGTTGTGTCAAACCATTGCTGCCCAGTCGATGGCGCCGAGGGACGTTCCGACGTAGCCCCCGTGTTGTTGAACGTGACGCCGTTGTCGGTCAACGCTATCTCAACCGGATCGCCGCTCGTTCGTTTGTAATAGGTTATGTAATATCCGTCGGCCTTTTTTTGCCGCTTGACTTTGCCAGATTCAGACGTGATGCCATCGCCGCCGCCCTCAAGCGCATACGGGATATATACGCCGTCAATCAGTTCAGTTCCCTCGATAAACTTTGTAACATCTTCGTAGGAGTAGATATAAACGGGATATGAGGTGACTTCTGTCGACATCGCCGTGTGGGTATCGTCCGTCCAGTATAAATCGTTTGAGTTTATGTCCTGCAGTTGCTCTTTTGAAAGTTCCGTTGGGTTGTCCCATGCCAGGTCGATCTGAACGTCACTCGCAGCCGTTGCAGAAAAGTTCGATGCGTTCGGAAGGCTTGTTACCCTCGATATGATTATTTCACGCTTGTCCTCATAAATTTTTTGATAACAAACATCCGACGTGTCTGAATTGAGATAATTCACCGCCTTTTGCCACTCGGTACTAAGCGCAGAAACGGTTAAGTCGGCAATTCTGCCATATCCGGCATATAAAGTTTGAGTGATAAACGTATTGGATACGACGGTTTCCACCTCTGCGTTTACTGCCTCAATTACTGTTGCGGACAGCGTTCCGTCGAAAACATACTTGCCGGTTGCCGGGTCAAAATAGATTTTGTCTTTCCAGCTCTCAAGGACTTCATCCCACACTTGCATGGAGAACAGGTCTGCGTTGAATACCGCCCTTGCCAGGTTGTCACTGCGGATGCTCTCAAAGCCATTGTCGGCGCTGATTTTTGCGCCGTAGTAGGTTTTGCCCTTGGCCACCATATCGGTTTCGATGCGGTACAAGTCATCCTCCAGCGAATTGACGTAGTTTCCGATTTCGACGGATACATTGTTAGGATTGTACGGGTCATAACTCTTACTGACCACTCGCAGGGATGTTGAGATACCCAGGGCGTCGTAATCAAGCGTCACCACATCGCCCAGGGCCAGCGATGCGCCTTTATAGACACCGCAGGTGTAGGAAACTATAGGATTGCCACTGCCGTCCAACTTGCGCTTGTCCACGGCTTTGCTCATTACTGTGATGTCTTTGCCGACGGTCAGTGCTGTTGGCGTTGCGGATCCTCGCTGCGTTAGCAGGGAAATGGTAAAGCCAGAGAACTCTAATTCACCGCCGACATAGGCCGCAAACTGCATCAGCAAGGCCCTCCGTGAAGTCGCTTCCTGCAGCGAGAACGTCATGGAGGTGGCAAAATCGACCGTTCCGACCGTGAAGCCTGTGCCGGACAGAATTTCTGTAAGAATCGCCGTTGGTGTGCCGATTTCCGTAAAATAATCAACATTATAGGCCGCATTGTTCAGCCGGTAACTGACATGCTCGCATTCGACCGAGATCATCAACCGTCCGTCGCCCTGCTGCTCTTTTTTGCAATAAGCAAGGTCAAAATAATCGCCGTCGAGGTCAAAGACGGCATCGTCGGCAATATAATCACCATATCCGCTTTTTACTCTGACGGAGAAATTGAGCAGGTTGTCTGAATTGATTTTCTCAATACGAGAAGCAGAGCTGGCAAGCGCAATGGTCGCCAGCTCCGTTAAACTCGCATCAAGGATTTTTATTTTAGAACTCACACCGTCACCCCCACGGCCCTCGAATAGGTCTTGTTTCTGCCATACTGATGGCGGCTTGTGCTTGCCGTGATGATTTTCCCGTCAAGATATACCGGCGTGTTGACGTTGACATAAACGCCGCCGTTGTTGTTCGTGACCTTTTTTACTGAATCGGCAAGGATGGCGCTCAGCTTGCTCAGTGGAATGACCGCTTCCGGCCCGGCCTCGCCAACGCCAATGACAGAAGGCTCATCAAACACTGCGCCGGTCTTGTACCAGTCAACGCCCAGCTTCGGCACCTGCGGAGGATTGAGACTGAATTTGCCGTCGATTTTGAAATGAGGCATCTTGATTTTCGGAAGGCTCCATGTGAAATTGAAAAAGCCCTTGATCTTCTCGATCGCCAATCTGACGGCTTCTTTGGCTGCGTTGATTTTCTCGGTCACGGCATTTTTGATGCTGTTGAATGTGGCTGTTATGCCGTTCAGTAATTCTCCGCCCTTGGCTTTGATGGTGTCCCAGTTTTTATACAGCGCAACCCCAATAGCAATGGCCCCGGCAATGGCGGCGACCGCAAGACCTATAGGCCCGGTCAAGGCCGTGAAGGCCGTGCCGAGGGCAGGAAGGATGGATGTTATAGTCACGATGGTTGAGATTATGCCGTGCGCTACCACAAGCAAAGGCCCGATAGCAGCGGCAATTCCTGCGATGACAACGATGGTTTTTTGCGCCTCCGGGGAAAGCACGGCGAACCGCTGAACCATTTCTTTAATACTTGCGACCAAAGGCGTGATGATCGGCAGGAGAATTTCTCCGATGTCGGTGGCGATATTCTTCAGTTCGGTCTGTAGGCTTCTCATGGATCCGCTTGCGCCGTCAGCTTCTCGTGCGGCCTGCCCCTGTGCGTCTGCGGTCTGTTCCATGATGAGCGCCAGCGTGGCGGCTTGCTTGGCCTGCAGGGTCAATGCACCTGTGCCGTCAGACAGCCCCATCTCCAGGGCTTTTGCCTTGATTGTGGCATCATTTACGCCCATCCCATAATTGTCCAGCATGGCGTTATTGCCCTTTAATGCCCCGGTCAATGCCTGGACGGCGCTTTCTGTAGTACCGCCGAACATTGCCGTTAGGTCTCCGGCTAATTGCACAAGCGTTTCCGATTGCTTGGCCGCTTCTTCCTCGGACAATCCGCCGATATTCTGCAGCATTGCGCCCATCGTATTGGCATAAGATAAAGCATCGGATTCCGCTATGCCATAGGCGCTATCAAGGCCATCGGCCCATTTTTTTACGTCGCCGGATGCGCCCTTGAATATCTGCTCAGCTGCGCCCATTGCATCCTGCAAATCAGCGGCGAACTTAAATGATGCAGCGCCAGCTCCGACGATCGGTGCGGTTATCGCCATCGACATTTTCTTGCCGACATCGCCGACTTTATCGCCGATTTTCTTGAGGCTTTCGCCCATCTTTTCAGCCTTGATTTTGAACTGTTCCATACCGCTGGATGCTTTTTCAAGCTCTTTATTGTTCTTGGCGAGTGCGTTTTCAAGGTTCGCCAGGTCAGCCTCTGCCTTGTTTAACGATGCCTGCCATTCCTTGGTTTTCTTATCGTTTTCGCCGTATTCCTTGGAAGAGTTTTCGAGGGCCGCCCTTAATGACTCGACCTTCTTTTTCTGTTCGTCGATTTGCTTGTTATACACGCCCTGCTTGGCGGTCAGCGCCTCGACGCTCTTGGCATTGTTTCCGAATTGTGCCGTGACTTTTCCCATCTCGGAGCCGAGAACTTTCAGATCCTGGTTGATGCCGGTTATCGCTTGCTTAAAGGCTTTTTCCCCGTCCAGAGCGATTTTTGCTCCGATTTTCTTTTCTGCCACTTTTTCACCCCCTTAAAACGGGATCACATCATCGATTGTTTTGGGCGCTTCGTATACGCCATGCTCCTTTTGGTATTCCGCATAAAGGAGCATCAATTTCCGCAGCGTCATGCGCCATGTTTCTTTTTCTGTATAGCCCAAAAGGGTCTTGCCTATAAATAAACAGCGAGCAACGGGGAACTTCTCCGTTACTCGCCCTGGGCGTTTGGGTCATCTTCGTCCGCTCTTGGCACGCCATCCGAGAAAGCAAGAAGGATCTCGCTTTGCAGTTTCGTCAGATTTGCTGGTGTGATTTTCCGACCAACCCATTTTTCATCAACATGGGGCGCTCCACTCTCCGAATCGTCTATACCCTCGTTGATCAGCGTGGTCAGTATGAACAGGATGGGCTGTACCACCGTTCGCTCGTTGGTTAAAAGCCCTGGCAGTTCTGAAATCGGTATATCAAATCGCTCTTGAATGGCATCAATGGCGTTTAGGTCAAAATGAAGTCCAAATTCTTGTCCGCCGAGCGTGATTTTTCTATGAACCGGTCTTAGGTCGCTCATTGTTCCTCCTTAAAAAGAAAGGGCGGCAGTTACGCCGCCCCTGTTGCTATAGCGCTGCATTTTGGGTCATGATGTTGTAGGTGATGGCGGTCTTTCCGCTTTCCTGGACAACGATCTTGATCAGCTTGTTTGCGCCGTCCGCTACCGCGATGCCGGTGCTGTTGACCTCTGTGGTCAGCGTCTGGTTGTAGACGCCATCGACATAGACCTTGGCGGTTCCTGCCGCGAAGGTCGCATTGATGACGGTCGGCGTATCGGTCAGAGCGCAGGAATAATTGTAAGTGCCGGCCGCAAAGGTCGGCGTAAGGGTTCCGTTGCTCATCGTCAGCGCCGTGATGTTGTTGGATGCGTCGGCAGAGATGCCGCTCTTGCCGTTCAGCCATGCGATAGCTCCGGATTCGGTGGAGAAAGTTCCTTCTTCTTTCCACTTATCATCGGCTGCCATCATGATCGTGCCTTCAAGGGTCGGAGTTTGGAACTCAACCGATTCGCCTTTGGTGTTGGATTCGTCAGCCGGCTCGGCGAATTGGACTTTCTTCAGCCAGATTGCCCGGTAGCTCGTCACGCCAGACTTAACTCTCTTGGCGTAGAAGCCAACGCCGACAAACGCCGGGGTAGTGCTTGCGCCTGCCGACAATTCTTTGCTGCCGAGTGTAGCGTCAACCTCGGCGCCCTCGGTATAGCCCAACAAGGCCACCTTGACCGCATCGGACAGGTCATCGGCGTTTAATGTGAGGGAGCCGCTGGAAAAGCTCTTGTCCGTTTCTGCGATCGCATCGTCAGCGTATAGTTTGACATCGTTTACCTCGATGCTAATGTTGGCGCTGATGGCCTTCGCCAATACTGCGCCGCCGGAATAGGTTATTGCCGTGCCATTCTCCGTGGCCACGGCAAAAACGGGGTACTTCAATCCAATTTTGGCCATGTTTCAACCTCCTAATCGTTAATTACGCCCTCGATCCACGCCTCGACAACGACGTGCGTTAGCTTCGTGTCGGATTCATAGAACTCGGACGTTGATATAATTGTGAAGCCTGCCGCCCGCAATAGCCTGCGGATGGCAGCCTTGTTTGTCTGCGGATTGCCGGGCGTGAAATAATGTACCTGGACCGTGGTTTCGTCCATTATGTCGGTGTCGTCGGCCCTGAGGGCCGGACGCTCGTCGGCATAATTGAACGTGATATAGGGCGTCGCCTTTCCGTCGTAAACGTCTGGCTCAACGGGCATCCCAAGGGAGGAAAGCGCCGCGGTTATGATGGGATTGACGTTCATTTCCCGACCTCCCTCTCAAATACTTCCTGCATTTTGTTAAGGACTTGACCCTCAACGTCTTTGTGTATTTTCGTTAAGAAGGGCCTTGGTGGCTGCCTTGAGTTGCCGTTTTCGATAAACCAAAGCTTGTCGGCGTTATAAAACGCTTTGCCGGATGTCATCCTGCCGTGTTTGCTCCGCCTATACACCTTTGCGGCCCGGGCCAGCTTCTTTGCTCGCCCCGTTGGCGCCGAACTGACGATCCAGGCCCCGTTCTTCGCTTGGTAAGGCTCGAATGTTTTGATCGAATCGAGCAAATCGCCGGATTCCTTGTGGTTCGTGCGAATATGATCCTTAAACCTTTTTTCGAGAATAGGGATGGCCTCTGTCAGCATTTGCGGGGCGATGCGGTCAACATCGGCAAGCTTCCCAAGTTGTTTAATGAAATCGTCCGGGATGCTAAAGTCGAAATATGCCATTTCACACCACTTCTTTTGCGCTGATTTGCAGTTCTTCCCGTTTCCCGTCGACATCATTCAGGCTTAGTATCTCAAAAATGCGGTTGCCATACCTTATCCGCATCTTATTGTTGATGGCCCGCGTATACCGGATCCGGAAGACTGCGGAAGTTTCTGCGTTGAGCTTCTGCGCTGCATAATACTCGCCGCCGCCGGTTGTGATGATTTGCGCCCAAGCGCTTTTGGCATCAGCCCATGTTTCCGTTTTATATCCATCTGCATCGCTCGATACGGCCGACCGTTGGAATGTAATGAGCCTGTTCAGTTCTCCTGCTCGCATCAGTCCCACCACCTAGCTTGGTACGGCCTAAGCAGCGCTTTGACTGCAAATTCGATTTGCCCGCCCACGTTCCCGACGGCTTCCCGATTGACGTACCAATGGCCAATCAGTAAGAGCACGGCCTGTTTAATGGAGCGCGGCGCGGGATTCGAGGCATAATAGCCGGCAATGTAACGGATACGGACCGGATTCAACGGATAGGGGGAAAATGTCGGCCAGCTTGTGCCATAAGGGAGGACGATCCGGCCAATGTCGCTGTCGGTGTCCACGATATAGTCTGTGTTGACCGTCAGTGTCGTTTCTGCTCCGGCACTGTCCTTGTATTTCACGCTCGTGACGCTCTGCAGCGGGGCCTTTGGCAATTCAATGTAGCTAAGTGCTCCGAAGCCGTCGGCGAACGCCTCGATGGTCTGTGTGGCCAGTGCCCTGCCGGTGTAGTTCTCGCAATACTCGCGGGCGGCGGTGATCATGTCGAGGATCTTCTCGTCCTCGGTTAAGTCCCCGGATTTCACGAGCACATCGGCGCCGAAATTGCAGGTCGCCGTGGCCGTGGCGATGACCCGGATGTATTGCTTGCCGCCGGTGTATTCCTTCTCCTGGATGGCGTTGTCATTCGCGGATGTGACGACGGTAAATGACGCGAAGTCCTGCCATGTTACATTGTCGTCGCTCTCCTGGATCTTCGCCGTTATCGTTCCGGTGCAGGTGCCTGCGTTCAGATTGACCATCGCCATTTTGCCAAGGACATCAACGGCCGCACCTGTGGCCTCCGTAGAATATCCAGCCGGCACAATGCTCTGGTAGGATGCCAGGTCGTCCACGAACGCATCAGACAGCGCCCGGATGTGCAATTTTGCCTCGGCCAATGTCACCGGCTCTGTTGCGACCGGGGTTATGATTTTATATTGCATCCTCTCACCTCTTCTTCTTGGCCGGCTTTTCTGGTACCGCGTGTCCCTCGGCGATCAGCAGCTTCGCCAGGGCATTGTCGATGTCAAGGACAGAGCCGGGCGGATAGTTCCCGTCCGGCCCCGCCATGCGTTTTAAGAGCTTGACCTTCATTATTCCGTAGCCGTGATGCCGACGCCCTCAAGCGCCGCCAAGATCGCATTGACCGCGGTGGCGATTGCCGTTCCGTTTGCGTCGTTTGCGATGTCTGCGATGTGGGACGCCTGTGTTCCGTCGGCCTTGATGATGCCGCCCGTCTCGACATTGATGATGCCGCCGGATTCGACCGACAAGGTTCCGCCGGACTTGATTTCGAGCTCATCCTCGTTAGGTCTTATGACTGTTCCGTTGTAACCCATTTAAATCACCACCTGTTCTTTTACTGCTGCATTCTGCGCGACCGGCAGCATTTTGCCGTCATAAAGACTAAGCACGCCGGCCAAGAATGCCGTATTGGCAACAGTTCTTTGGTATCTGATCTTCAAATACCGCTTGGACAACTTCGCGTCGATCTGATAGATCTTGCTCGTTTCGCCGGATGCTCCGTTCGTGTGTGATATTGTTGCTCCGGAAATCGCCGCAAAGGTTCCGTCCGAAGTGGCGCAGTCAACAAGGGTCAGTGCCACAATGCCGTTTTCCGCCGCAGTCGCCCCAATAATCAGTTCAAAGAGTGCCCTGTCTTTTCCCTGGCAGTCAATGGCCGCAGAATCGACCACGGCCCCATCAACGCCGGCCGCAACTGCCGCAATCGTCAGCTGCGTATCTTTAGATTTTGCAAGGTTCATGTTTTGCCTCCTCGTTTATGAAATCAGGAAGGGGCCCCGAAGGGCCCCGATGAACTACGCGAGTTTGACACGGGCGAAGGCCTCGGCCAACACGGGAGCGCCGTCGCCGAAGTAATCGACCAGGTAGCCGATCTGGTTGGTGGCGGCGTAGAGCTCTTTCAAAATCTGGATTGCGACATCGTTTGCATCACAAATCATATAGCCATTCTTGAAGTCACCGAGAACGGCGGCATACAGACCGGTGGTGTAGGTGTTGGGGGCGTATTCGGACATGTTCACGCCGAAGCCCAGGAGCTTGTCGGGTTGTCCGGCCATGACGCTGCCCTGCCACACATACTGGCCTTCGCCGTCCTTGATTTTGGCCAACATCTTGCACAGGTCGCGGTGCATGACCCATTGTGCATTGGCATGATACTGCTGTTTCAGGGAGTATTTGGCGTTCTGCAGGCCGTCAAAGGTGACGGTAGTTTCGGTGTTGTCGGTGGATACGTCGCGGGCCGTGGTGATGCCGGATGCGGAGGCGGTGAAAATGCCGAGCGGCTGAGCGGTCCCGTTGCCGTTCATATAGGCGTTTTCAGCACCTGCCGCGATGCGATATTTAATTTCGTCCAGGATAACGCCCTCTGCCATCGGCGCATGCTGCATCAGGGTACGGGAAACCTTGATGAGCTTGGCCATTTTATTGGGCTTGAATTCGCGCCGGCCGAATTCAAGGGTGGTTTCTTCGGCGGCGGTAGTAACTTCGGCGACCCAGGTCGCGTCAGCAGCTTCGACGGAGCGGTAGGGGAAGCCGAGGGACTGAGCGGCGCCGATGGGGCCAACAACCTTAGAGATCTGCCGCATGAACATGAAGTTATCCAGACCCTTGATAAGGCTCTGTACGAACTCTACGGGCGCAGTCAGATATCCGGCCGTGGCGTCGGTACCGAGGGACAGCGCATTGCGGTAGGCGCCGACGTGTTTTTCGTCGCCGGTCAAGGCCTTGGCGAACAGCTCGCGGATCTCGCCCTGTTTCCCGGTCGGCGCGGAATCAATGATCTCGCCGGCGGCCCGTTCGCGCTGGATCTGTTTTTCTTCGGCGCAGATCTTTTCATTCAAGGTGTCGAATCTGGCCTCCATCTTGGCCATTTCGTCTTTCTTGACGGCTTCCATTTCCTTGCCTTCATAGTCGTCCATGATGGCCCGGATGGAGTTGGTGAGGGTGGCGCGTTCCTGTTTGAGCTCAATCAATTTCTTTGCATCCATGTTATTTATCCTCCTCGTATGTGTGAATTTTGGTTCTGAGTGCGTGGAACATTTTGGATTGTTCCGATATTCCATCTGATACGGGCTGGCTTTCGCCCCCGTTTTCATTCGTTATGGGCCCAACTTCTTCGATCTCAGGCTTGTTTTTATACCGGCCGAGGTCGAATTTCTGATTGTTGAGCATTAAAAAACCGCCATCGGTTGAGGCGGCAAGCAGTTTTTCCTTTTCTATTTCATCGGCGAATCCTTTCTTGACCGCTTCTTCGGCCGTGAACCATGTTTCTGCGTCGATCATTGCCAGGATGTCGTCATGCGGCAACCCGGTCCGGTCTTCATATACCGGATAGATGCTTTCCTCTACTTTGTCGATCATGTCGGCGACTTCCCTGAGATAACTCGCGGATCCCCACGCTCCGGACGCCACATGGTGGATCATCATCATTGCGTTTTTCGGCATGATGACTTTATCTCCAGCCATTGCAATGACCGAAGCGATCGAGGCGGCCAATCCATCGACATAAACCGTCTTGTTTGCCTTATGCCGCTTGAGCATAGAGTAGATTGCCTGTCCGGCAAACACATCGCCGCCGCCGGAATTGATGTAGATGTTCAGGTTCTTGATGTCGCCCAGCGCGTCAAGGTCCTCCTTAAACTGCTTCGGCGTAACTTCGTCGCCAAACCATGTCGAGGACGATATCTCGCCGTAAAGCATCAGCTCGCCGGTGTCTTCGTTTTTAGCCTTAAAATTCCAGAATTTCATGCGTTTCCCCCTTTCGTTGCGCCTTTTGGCAGATTCTGCGGTATTGCAGTCAAGGGAATCATGTTGCCGTTGACGGAGTAGATATCTCCGCCGAGCTCGGCCGGCAGCTTGTTCATGTCCTCCAGTTCCCGGATATCGTTTGTGGAAAGCCACCCATCTTGCCTTGCATTGTGGTAATAGGCCGTCCTTGCCGCTATATCGCCGCGTAAGAGGGCGTTGACGTTGAATTTGGCGTAGTATTTCGCCTGCTCGGCCTCGGTCAGCAGGTCTTTGTAGATGGTCTGCTCATTCCGGACCGCCATCGGGGAAATGGATTCCTGAACATATTCGATGTTCTGCTGCTCAATGTTTGAGAAGGTCGCCCGGTCAAGGTCAAACACCTTATGAGGCGGCACGCCAAACATCCGGCAGATTTCAATAATCTCAAATTTTCGGCTTTCCAGGGCCTGGGAATCGTTCGGATTCTTGCCTAGTTGATTGAATTTAATTCCACCTTCAAGGAAGGCGATCTTGTGTTGATTGGTCACGCCTTGATATGTGGCTTGCCATGAGTCCTTGAACCTCTGATAGGCTTGGTCTGACAAGGAGTCTGGGTATTCGATAAAACCGCCCAGGTTCGAGCCGTTTTCAAAGAAGTCCTTTGCGTATCCGCTTAGGGCCATTGATAACCCAAGCACATCAGATGCTATATTGATCGGGTTCTCCGGATCGTTCGCATCCGCGAAGCGCAAGCCCGGGGTATACATGAATTCGCCTTCTCTTAGGCGTTCGATCGCCCCACCGCTGTCAAATATGTCAATGTATCGTTCTCCGTTGATGGCGTTTCTTTGGATTTTGCTGACATTCGCGGTCGGTATATTCCATAACGCCTTGATGAATCCGCGCCGGTCCCGTTCGATTTTGGCGAATGCTCCCCTGGTCAGCATGAGATTGAAAATATACATATGCCAAAATTCGTAAGCGGTCGTTTCCGGGTTCGGCAGCCGGTTCAATAATTTATAAAGCTGATGGTTTTCGGCTCTCGCGCTGCCATTTGTGGTCTTTTCAAACAGATTGAGCGGCAGCGACGCCATTGTTTTGGCCACCACGTCGACACATCGTATGACCGCAGCCACCCTGATCGCCGAGGACGAGCTGACGCTGTAGCCTTTCCCGGATAAATAATTGCGCCATCCATCGTCGTAACCGGGCGGCGGTAAATTCGTGACGAGGTTCTTAATGGTGATGCTCTTCCCGAATAGCTTGAATTCCAACGATTGATCCCTCCTTTATGCCATCCTTATTCCGTGATCTTCATAGGCGCTGACCTTTTTCTCCAGGTTCATCGCCGCCGCCATCGCGTCAATTAGCGCCACGATCAGGTCGATGCGCTCAATGGACCGGTTCTTCATGGGCTTTATGTTCTCATTGCCGTCGGTCGCCACGATGACGTTGCCGAAGCACCACCGAGCCACCGGGTGTCTCTCGTGAGTGATTTGCCCGGCCCTGAAAAGGCGCTCAAGTTCCTTCATGCCTGGCGAAAGCCCGGTCATGGTTTGCTCAATCACGATGGTTTTGATGCCTTTTTTAGCCAGGTTTTGTGTCATCATGGCCGAATTCCACTTGTCAGCGCAGAGCCATTTGATTTTATATTGCTTGGAATAGCCCTCGATTTGCGCCTGCACCCTCTCATAATCAACCGCGTTGCCCTCGGTGGCTGTCAAAAATCCCTCGCTGGACCATTTGTCATAGGGGACTTTGTCTTTTTTGACGCGCTCTTTCATGTTTTCCAGGGGCACAAACGCCTTGAACAGGCAGCGCCAACTGTCAACGCCGGGTTGCGGCGGAAATAAAAGGGCAATGGCGGTCAGGTCTGTAGTGGATGAGAGGTCAAGCCCGGCGTAACAATATTTCCCGGCCAGCTCGTCCGCGTCCCACTTGCCTTCCGTTTCGTCCCATAGCGTCAGCGGCAGCCAGCCGATGCGTTTCAAGGAGACCCATTGATTTAATCTTAGCCAACGAAAAAGGCGCTCAGTTGCCTCATTGTTCCGGGCCGCTGTCGCCTCAAGTCTGACCTTTTCTATGTCAATCGATACGCCAAGCGATGGGTTCGCCGCCTTCCAGGTTTCTTCGTCGTAAATGTCGGCATCTTCCGGCGCGCCGTATATTTTCACATACCACGACGGGTCGATCAGTTCGCCATCCCGGATCTTTGTCGCTTGTTCATGGATCTCCCAGCCGATTGATTTCTTGTCCGGATCGTCACCGGCCGTGGTGATCACCCACCACAAAGGTTCTTTCCGGGCCGCACCGGCGCCGAATGTCATGGTGTCCCACAGCTCCCGGTTCGGCTGTGCGTGAAGCTCGTCAAAAATTACAACACTTGGGTTAATGCCGTGTTTAGAGTATGCCTCTGCGGATAGGACTTTTAAGAACGATCCCGTTTCTGTGTTCTGTATCTCCGTCTTGCTGTCAACGATTTTAAGAATCCTGCCGAGCTCTTCGTCTTGTTCTATCATTTGCTTCGCTGCTTTATATGCCAGGGCTGCCTGCGATTTTTCAGCCGCGCAACAATAGATTTGTCCGCCTGGGCCATCGCAAACAAGATGATAGATAGCCAAAGCCGCCGTGGTTTCCGTTTTCCCGTTCTTCTTGGGGATTTCCAGGTAAGCATACTGATATTGGCGCAGGCCGTTTTCTTTGACCGTGCCGTATACGGCGCCGATCACCTCGCGCTGCCATTTTTGCAGAATAAAAGGCTGGCCGTAGAAATCGCCGGTAAGGTGCAGATATTGGACAAATTCAATGGGCTCCAGGGCTCTTTCCTTGTTGATGGGCATTTTAATCAGCTCGCTTTGCCCTGAACGCCGCTATTCCGGACGCTTCCGATTTCTTTTCCGGCGTTTTCGGGATCGCTTTTATCCTTGACGCGGGGTTTAATAACAGCCGATCTTCGAGCTTGATGAGCATTTCAGCGCTCTTCCGGATATCTGATATGACCCCGGCGATGGATTTATAGAGCTGGACAAGATCGCCGGCGTCGAGATCCTCACAATCATCAAGCTTGCTCTCCATTTTTTCAGATAAGCCAGTGAGCCTGATCTGATTTGACACTTCGATGCAGTATCGATTTACAGATTGGTGGTCCAGCGCATCGACATATGGGATCTTGTCATACAGCCGTTTCAGCCTGAGATATTCCTTATGGGCGATCGCGTTCTTTTTGACCTGTTCGGACTCGTGAAATTTCTCTCCGGTGTATAATGCCTGTTCGGCTTCTTTGCGGATCCGCTTCTCTGCTTTCGTTCTGTGTCCGGCCGTCATATCGACTAATTTCGGTCTGCCGTCAGGCATTTTTATTCACCTCCATGCTTAAAATCGATTCAGCTGGGAGAAAATCCTGCGTGAGACTAGCAGCCCGGTCTGCGGCGCTAGGTCTGCAGGGATTATCATCCCCCTCCCCGTCTGTTGCCGAACCCGCCGTCTTCCTTCGCCGTCTTTATGTCGTGGTGCTCTTTACATAACGGCTGCCAGTTCGTCTTGTCCCAGAATAGCTTCTTATCTCCCCGATGCGGTGTAATATGGTCAACCACCGTCGCCGGTGTCAGCTTGCCTTCCTTCTCACACTCTACACATAGCGGATGATGCAACAGATACGCCCGCCTTGCCTTGCGCCATCGTGAATCGTATCCACGCTCCTGCGCCGTGCCTCTGCCTTTGTCATATCGCTGGCGCCTCGTCTGTTCGTCCGCTTCCGCCTTGGCCTGATGCTCTACGCAGTATTGCCCGCTGACCAGTTCGCCACATCCGGGATATCTGCAGAAATGCAGTGGTTTGTCCGGCATGTCTTTCTCCTGTCTGAAATAGATAAGGCCGCAGGAAAGGAGGGCAACCTGCGGCCCCGGCCTATCGCCGCGTATCATGATATCAGCTTATTGAACTTAACCAGGTTGCAATGCGCGTGGCTCACCTTGATGTTGTCCATGCTGTGGCTTCCGCCTCTTGAAAGCGGCATGACGTGGTCAAAGTGTAGATCGCCCGGGTCAACCACTCCTCCGCATATGTGACATATATAGCCATCTCTCTTTAATATCTCGGAGTAATCAACCTTGCCGATAGTCGCTTTTCTTTTGATCGCTACCCGCCTCATGGTTTTCTGCCTTGCCTTTTCCGGGTTGGCCCGTGCCCATGCTCTACACCTTTCGAGCTCTCTTTCTCTGTTCTTAATGTAGTATTCATGCTTCTTTTGGCTGATCGTTTCCCTGGCGTTAATTGTGTATCGCCTTTTTCTTTGGATGTGGTAGTCGTGGTTCTTCTGGTAGCGTTCTTTGTTGTACGCGCTTATTTCTTCTTTGTGTTCGGCATTATATTTCCGGCTCGTATCGGAAATTCTTTCTCGGTTGTTTTCTGTCCAGGCTGCGCGCCTTATCTTCTCGCATTCTTTACATGCGCCGAACAGCCCATCTCTCGCCTTTGCGTCTCTCGAAAAATCACTTTCCGCTTTTTCTTTCCCGCACTTCTTACATATCTTCATGGTCAATAGTCTTTCTCGACCGGCTTATAGCAAGGTATAAACTCGCTCTTACACCTCGTTACGCTCCCGTCGCTATCAACATGAACCTCTATTATCCAACCTCCGATATGTGCTGATATTCTTTTCCCTCGCATGAAGGGTGTTTGATTTTGCAGGCATCCACACTCGAACGCATGTATGTTTCTGTACCATAAGTACATCGCCTTATGATGATGGCCGTTCAGCAATATGTTTGGCTTCTCGCCGCCCGTCATCGAATCGATGTATTTCTGCAGGCTATATGACAGCGCATACGCAGCGCCGTCCAGCGGATGGTTCAGCTCCAATATGCAATTCGGCGTCAGCAGGATCCTGGCATTGTTCTGCCCCAGATACTTCATGTCAGGCCGCTTGGCTGCGATCTGTGCGCCGATGTCGATGCCGCCGTTCTTGATATGGCTTGTGTCATGATTGCCTATGATAAACTCTGTCGCGATGCCCGGCCTCTGCGGGTACACATCGATGACATATTGGCTCTGATCGTCTGCGCCATGCTTGAATATCTCATGCTCATGCCCGGGCCTCATTTTGAATCCCTCGGTAATGTCGCCTGGGTGATAGACCTTGTCCAGACCCTCGGCGGCGAACAGGTCATATAGATGATTCAGGAACGTCAGCTGCTGCCATTTGCTGCAGAGATGCGTGTCGCTCACTACGCCAAAGCGCAGGATCCGTTCACCTGCCCATTGCTCTGTGTATTCGTTTTCCTGCGGGATGATGTCCCGGCACAGCGCTATGGTCGCGTCTGTCTCTTGTACCTGGTATCCAGCATCCCGCCAGTCTGCGATATGCGCCTGCAGTATCCTCGGCGTGATATTGTGGCGTTTGCAAATGTCTGCCTTCGCTGTCTCCTTGGCGATCTCGCTGATTGATAGCGCCGTCTGCTCCGGTTGCCCCTTGCTCTTATATTCAGGCTTCGTTCTAAGCGCTCGCCGGACTTTCTCCCAGGTTTGCTGTTCGCTCAGCTCTGGAAAGTGATGGCGCATTGCTTTGGCCACTTCCGTCCAGCTTTTCCCTTGTTTGAATTTAAGGTCCGCCGCCTCTTCTTTCCAGTCCAAACGCTCACCCCTTCTTTTTTAATACCGCGGTCTCCCGCCCCTGACCTTTTCTGCGGTATGCACACCCACAATGACCATATAAAAAGAGCCACATTTCTGCAGCTCTTTTAGTTAGATTTTGCGTTTTGAATAACTTGCCGGTAACATGCCGTTGTTCGCCTTTCGAACCTTCTCGCGCTCGCGCTTGGCGGCTCGTATCGCCGGAACAAGTCTCTTTATGTTCTGGTTTATCAGCTCGTCCGTGATTCGGATTACTTCCCATTCTGGCCCAAGGCCTATGACTATCAGGTTGTCTCGCAAATTTTCTTTCGCCATTGTTCTTTCTGAATGAAATACTGTTCCGTCAACCTCCAACACGATTTTCTCGTCTGGTAAAACAAAGTCAGCCCGATATCTCCCAAGTTTAACTTGATGCCTTGTGGATATTTTATGTTTAAGCAGCTCGATGGCCACCATGATTTCCTCTGTGCTATCAAACCAGCCATCTCTGTGCAGATGTTTCTTTACTATCGCGACCGGTTTCTCATATCTTTCTCTTTCCGCCTTGGATCCAGTGGTGGCCATGATTCTTTTAATGGCGTTCTCGAGCTTCTTTTCTTTGGCTTCGTGGCTTGATACTTCACGATTTTCTTTGTCCGATAAAAGCTCGTTAAATTTACACGCTTTGCATGTATATTTAACTTCACGGCTATAAGAAAAGGTCATAACCTCTTGTCCGCATATGTGGCATTTCGGGAAATACTTGGTTAGATACCCAACGCCCTTTCTTTCAATAACCCTGATCCCGTCTTTAACCGCATCGTGATACATATTCTATAAACACCGCCTTCCGTGTTTGCCTCGAAAATGGAAATATCGGGAAGGCAACAAGGCTATTGCTTTTCGCTCCGTCGAGCTATCCCGATACTTTTATCAGCGCATGCTTTTATCAGCATACTCTTTCACAAGAGCACTATAACACAGGAACATACCCTAAAAGTCTCACATTAGTCTCATCGTATTAAACCTAACTCCATCGCTGTCAGTAAAACTATATCCTTTCTCAGACGAAAGTATGTTGGCCTGCTCGTCGGCATATCCATGCAAACCATATCCATGCTTTTGTTTTGGTTATATTTAAGCTCGAAAAGATTATTGTGGTCCTCGCTTAACCTGCCGAGCGCATTGTCGACCGCTTTGACGGTCTTTTCCAATTGCACGATCGAAACGCTTGATATGAGCCGGATGCCTTTGCTCTCTGTTGGATTGCCTGGGCCAGACTGTACGCAGGTTTCTCTGAATGGTGTGCCGTCGATGATTTCTTCCCGTAGCATATCCAGCTCATTCCGGTTCTTTTTGTAGCTGTATAGTTCAAATTCGACATATTTCCATACTGCATGCGGTATTTTGGTCTCTGATGCCATTGAATCCTCCCTCTATATCAACCGGATTTTGTCCGGGTTATCTTATGTCGGGCCACTTCGCATCGGGATTGTTGAATCTCCCATGAAGAAAGCCTTCTGACCATCCATCTTCCTTGCCTCGGACATATCCGATAATCATTGCCCCGCCGATCAGACCGGCCATAACCGCGTAGAACAATAAGCTCATTTGTCCTCACCCACTCTCTTGTTCCATGCGGCCGCGGCATCCCATTTGGTTGCTTCGACACCAATGTTGCAGTGACACTCTTTACACTCGCCCCAAAACTCATCCGGATCCCAAGAGCACCATGAGCCACCTTCTCTGATTTCCGCTTCCCCTCCGCAAAACGGGCAAGGTTTCAATTCGCTCATTTCTGCACCCCTCTCCATTTGGCGGATAGGCATCTATCCTCTGATTCGTCGAATTGGCATGTTTCATTCTTGTTCCCATTTACTTGTGCGACATAATTAACGCAGAATTCGCATGAAGTAATAGTGCCGTCATTTCGCATAATTTCCTCTAAATCCCTTACCGCCGCATCTCGCTCGGCCTTGATCCGCTGAATTTCATCGGCGCATTCGCTGCAATATCCCACACCGGATGTGATTGATTTGCCGCAGTTGTTGCAATTCATGGTCATTCCTCCGTTTCTAAAGCGAGCGGATGGATAATCGTGCAGGTGGCGGATTCGTTGCAGTTTAGACAGTTTTCCAAAATGTCGTCCTCGCAATAACCATCCTTGGCCAACTCTCTGAAGCGCGGGCATTCGTCCTTGATTTTTTGACAATCTTCGCAAAAATAGCCGTCATAAAATTCTCCATCAAACTTGCCCGATTCATAACGCGCCGGCTTCCCCTTCTCTATGATTGTTCCGCAGCCAAAGCACCGGTGGATCTTCTTTGTGCTCTTTATCTGGCTTTCCTTGAAGAATTCGCAGCTCATTCTGCCGCCCTCCCTTTGTGCTCGTCAAACAACATCGTCGGCATCAGTTTCCCGGCATATCGCCGCAGCTGGCGCAAATTGCCCCCTTTCGCCGCTTTGCATTGTTTGCCGCAATATGCCTTCCGGCGGCATTTTGAACAGATACCATCGGTTTTCCATTGGTCTGTATTGGTCATTTGCAGCATGCAATTTCCTCCTTTTGCAGCGCCTGTTTGATTCGCTTCTTCGCCAGGCAATCCCGGCATATCGTGGTCACGCCATGCAGTCCGTATAATGAGTTTTTACTCACCGGCATCCGGAACTGTAAAACCGGCAATTCGCGGCCGCAGCATGGGCAAACCTTCATTTGCGGCGTCCCGTATTTCGCCAGCTCATCCGGCGACAGCTTGTATGATATTACCGGGCCGGCATTCGGCTCCGGCGCAGGCAATGGTCCAGCCATTCGTTTGACGTTATTCACTTTGCCCTCCTTGCTGACGTAGGTCCCATATGACATGTGCAATGCGTTCGCCTTTGCGGCGGCGGTTATGAGGCTCTCGACTGGCTTTCGCTTTGGCGGCGTCAATATCTGCGGCTTGGGCGGCAGCGGGCCTTTGCGCCTTGTGCATCCGCAGGAAAGCGTTTCGCCGTTGCGTAGGCTGTGGCCATAGACGATTTTTACTGTCCCGCAGTCGCATCTGCACCACCATCGGCCTTTTCCGCTGTTGGTCTCGGCTTTGCCAAGCACCGTCCACTTGCCGAAGCGCTGCCCTGTCATGTCGATTGCTTTTCCCATTAGTCCTGCACTTCCTCGATGGTGAGTGCGAAGCGGTATTTATCGGTTGCGGCGATGATACACTGTAAGTTCGCCATCCGGTTCATTATGTCTTGTCCTTCGCCTTCGCCGTCGATGGTGATTATCATCGCTAGGTTGGATTTCGGAGCGATCGGCGTGATCGTGGCGGTCGCTTCTGGTTCAGGTGCCGGCAGCTCAATCGCCTTGATTTCTTCTGCCTTTTCGGCCGCCTTGCTGATAACGTCCGCTGCCGCTTCGCTGAAGGTTTTTCCGTTCCGCTCTTGGTAGGTCAGCGCCGGCTTGCCGAAACATTCCTTGCAGGTGTGCCCCATTTGGCCTTTACAGAATAATTCAACCGGCTTCGTTTTGCCGCACTTCTTACAGGTGCGCATTTCAGTTGCCTTGGTTTCTTGGTTAAACATTGTTTTACCCTCCTTCTTTATTCCGATGCACTCATGGCATATCGCGCCAGTTTTGCCGGATATGCCAGTCGTGAAATGTAGCAGTGATTTCTCCTTGCCGCATAAAAGGCAGCGTTTTTTGGATACCGGTCCGTATTTGGCCAATTCCTCAGGGGAAAGGCGATAGGTTTTGACTTCGCTTGAGTATTCCGCAGGCTTTTCGACCATCGGCTCATGGTCGATATCGATGGTCAATCGGCCACACTTCATGTTATTTCCTCGATTTCTACGACCACACCGTCGCCTGTGAAAAACTTCTGGGATAACTCTTTGACATATTTCCTGTTGTCGTCCTTGATCACATGCCCCTTTAGTCCATCGATGATCATTTTGGACAAGCAACCGTGATTGTCGATGTCGAGGCGGTCGTCGTATAGAATCGTGATCTTCACCGGGTTCTCATATGGCTTCTTCGGGATCTTCTGTTGTAAAAGTGCCGCCTTGACCACCCATTGAACCTCTTTAACCAGATCATCTTTCTCGACCCAGTGTGCGCCCGGCTTAACCTTGTTTAGGCCATATCTGTAGTTAACATTCAGTGCAAGATTGATTCTCATACATCCTCCATCTTGTAGGTGATGACCGGCCCCGGCAGCTCGTCCTCTTTGTTGTGCGAGGATGTTAAGAGCGTTCGCGCGTGACCACCACCGTCGCCCGGCCCGCTTTCTTCATCGTAGCGGTCATAAAGGATGCCCATGCCTGCCGCCCGGCCATGATGTAATTCGGATTCGAGAAATTCCCTTATGTGGCGCTTTCTCATGTTTCCTCCATTTTTACCCATACCGCCTTGTCATCAAAATACTGGTGCGCGAACACTTTTATGCTGTCGCCGTATATTTCGATGACTTCCGGCAAATTGCGGTTTATGGTATCGAAGAACAACCCTCTTGTGTTACACCAGGCGACCGCCTCTTTAAGCCGTTCGTTTGTACGGCACGTCCAGAGAATAAGTTTCGTTCCTGCCGCTTTTTCTTCGATGAGGTGGCATATCAGCGGATAATTCGCCTCGCCGATGGCCGGCCACCGATCGGAGCATAACGTGCCGTCAAAGTCTACGGCGATGATTTTAGGGATCATTCGATACCCTCCCAATTCTTATTGCCCCGACGCACCGGCCGCGCTTCATCCTGTTGCTTGACGGCTGGCGTCTTCCCTTTGTTTTGCTCCTTGGAAAGCCATCCGGCAATAAACCGCAGGATCCCGGATTTTGTCTTGCGCTTAGCTGGGTTCGCATTAAGCCACCCCCGCATATTCCGCAGCTCCTGCATCACGTCAACCGCAGGATACAGCTCGCGCCATTCGTCAACCTGGTCCATATAGACCGGAAATTCCGTTTTGTCATTGAGCGTGAGAGAGATTGCCGCCGTCCGGTCCGGAGCTTCAGCGCCGGACATATATTCGTATTCGGATTCGGATTCTCGTATTGGATTGGATTGGATTGGATTACGGTAACATTTGATATCATCTGATATCATTTGATTGCAAGTGATATCCGGGGCAGGAAACTTGCTCTTTTTGGCTCTTATCTGTTGGTGGACTCCCCATGTTGGGAGACACAGGAAGGGCTTGCCTTCTACAGCGTAGAGGCTCACGCATCCTGCGTCCGCCAAAGCCCGGAGCGCACCTTCGATATCCTTCAGGGCAACTCTTTCCTTGAGCGGGTACAATCTTGCTTTCAAAACTGCCGGCCGCGCATCCATCCGTCCATAGTCATCACAATTTACGATCAGCCGATAAAAGAAATTTTCCTGGAAGAGCGTCAGTTTATCCAGCGATTCGCTGGTACAGATGCTTTCCTTCAGAATTCTATTCGGCATCTATCTTCCTCCATCAAAAGTTCTCGCAATGTTTGAACGCGCCGTCCAGGTATTCTATATAATCCCAACGGTTCAAATATTTGCGATACTTCTCAGAATCTGGCCCAAGAGATATTTGTGTCTGATTTGCCGTGACACTTGATGGGATGACATAGAAACCATTGGCCGTGACCTTGTCTTCAAGGGTGACCGCCACGAAAATATCGCACGTTTGTTTTTTCTTCTCGATGTTGAACGTATAGTACGGGTACCCTCGTGTATATACGATCCGGCTCGCCTTGACATCGACCTTCACCCTATTGTTCACCAATATGTCATATGGGTGCTTGATCGATGTTAGTTCGGCCACATGCCCCATCTTTCTGATGCACTCTGCGACCTTGGCCTCCCAGCCTGTTCCGAACAGAGTCTCTGATTCCTTAATTTTTAGCCCGTGATCTTTGGCATATTTATAAAATCCACCACTCTTGCTTATTTTGTTCGATAGGCCAGAATCGCCATAATAACGGTCCATCTCGCCAAGGCTCGGCATCCTGTCTAGTCCCAGGTCCTCCATTGCCTGCAAGACTTTTTCTAATATCAGTTCTTTTGTCCACTGCGTTCCGTGTGTACGCCCCATTACTGCCTCCTATCTAGAACGGACAATCCGCCATATCGAATCCGATTTCGTTACCAAGACTCTGCGCCGATTGCGTTTGCGCCGCTGGCGCTGCGTCCTTCTTTTTATCCAGGAAGCGCACGCTTTCAGCGATAACCTCTGTGGCCCAATGCTTCTGCCCGTCCTTGCCGTCGTAGGTGCGGATCTGCAGCCTACCATCGACCGCCGCCAGGCTTCCCTTGGCGAGATAGTTGGCGCAGTTTTCGGCCTGTTTCTGCCATACGACGATGGGGATAAAATCTGTTTCGCGTTCGCCCTGGGCGTTACTGCGCATCCGATCGACCGCCAGCGTGAATTTTGCGACCGCCACACCATTTGGTGTATATGTGAGCGCCGGGTCCTTCGTAAGCCGACCGATGAGCACAATGCGGTTCAGCATGATTTTTCCTCCGTTTCTGCCTCGTAGATATTGCCGATAATTTCACACGTTGCATCATCCGTTTCTGTTTCTACCCACAAGAGAATGTCTGTGTTGAAATTTTCTCCACAGATTTTTCTTAATTGCCATCCCCATGAGTATGTGCAATTAGGATTGCCAAACTCAACAACTGCGATAAAGCCTTCTTCCCTACATGAACACAGCAGGAAATCCCCTTCATAGATTTCCTTGCCGTTTTTGTCATGCAAGCCTGTGAATTGACCTATTGTGTCAGGGTCTACCTCAACTTGAATTAACCCAATCGGCATATCTTTCGGAATATCTGCATTGTCGGGTATTATGAAATGGTGCAGATGCTCCCTCCCGTCATTATGGTGTAGGCAGAAGTATGCACCGAATACCCATTCGCCATTGTCAATTCGCTTGCCCCTGAATTTATGTTCGCGCACATTATCACTCCTTTTTTAATTTCCATACCTTTGCGATATCCGCATCTACCATCACGCCATAGACCTTCCATTTGTCATTGAATGTCTGCTGTCCGATCGTATGGCATTCGGTATGATGCTGCCGGCATAGGGGCATCGCTCTCATTCCGAGGTGAATTATCTCCTTGCGGTTCCGGCCCATTCCAACGCGATCCTCGGCGTGGTGTAGCTCTGCTTTCTGTCCGCAACAGGCGCATTTCTTGGCCATCAAGCACATATAGACGTATTTTGTAATATCCGGGGCGAATCCGGCGAGATTGTCCAGCGTCGGGATGCTCCATTCGAGGCAGAATTGGATCAGCAGTTCGATCAGCTCGTTCGCCGTTGTTACGCTGCAGCTCGCCAGCGAGAACCAGTCGGCCCCGGTTCGTACTATTAGCTCCGCCTTGAAATGATCCTTCAGCTCCTCGCTCATGTGCCCGGTATAGGCCGATATGTCACGGAGCATGGCGTAAATGTATCGCCGCTGTTGTGGACTGATAGTGCGACCATCGTCCAACCGGATCTCGCACTCATTCACCTGCTGCCGGAACATTTTTGCCGCATCGATTTCAGAGAGGGGAGCGACTATCTTGAGCGCCTTGCCGTCATAGTCGATAATATTGCCTGCGATAATCACTCCCGTACCTCCTTAAAAAATCGAATCAACGGTTTCCTCGACGATTTCCGGCTCAATGATTTCCGGCCCCGGCTGTTTAATGGGTTGCTTCACCGGCTCTTGAATATCGATTGGGGCCGTTTCCCGGGGCGTATCAACGCCCATTTCCTCGGGGGTATACATTCCTTGGTATCTGTCCGGAAAGGCGTCCCGGAGTGCTTGCATGAGCGCCACCTTGCGGATCATGGTCGCCGGCATGCGTGTCCATTGTGCGTTCACGCTTCCATCTTTTTTCCGGCCGACATATTCATCAAAAGAAACCGTGTGCTTGAACGGCTCCTTCCAGTTTGACTTGAACACCATTGCCCAGCCGCCAACCAGCGTTTCATTCGGAAGGGTCAGCGTGCCCTCTCTCTCGATCAGCTCGCCCTGTTTATTAAGGACAACAACCCCGGCTTTCCACCCTTGGCAGGTTTCAATTTTTTCGGCCCGCTTGGTAAAGACTTCCTTTCCGACAACTATCGACGCAGGCTGATCGCCGAACTTGATGAGGTATGCCTCCCGGAGAAACGGATTAAGCTTCTGATATCTGCAGAGGTTGAGGAACATCACGATCTCCTGATCTGTGACATTGCCGCCGCCGCTGACGAGATAATTCTTAATGATTGTCGGGCTGAGCTTTACCTTTTCTCCGCCGCAGTCGTATTCGATCGCCTTATTGTCGAATCCATCGACCTTGGCCAAACTATTCATGACCGCCATTTATCCCACCACCTTTTCGTATTGGATGCCGTTCTGGTCGATAAAGGCCCGGAGCGCCCTGGCCTTCTCCATCGTGCAGGTGAACCGCAGGGCGAAGGTCTGTAAATGCGGCGCTGCTTGGACCTGGGCCTCTTGGATCGGCGCAACATGCTCCAACATTTCCTTGATCGACTCGGTTTTCGGCGCTTCGGCCTGTTTCGCTTCGGCGATTCGGCGCTTGTATTCGGCCGCGGCTTTTGCTTGCTCTTCCAGTCGCGCTTTCTCAGCGAGCGCTGCCGTCATGTCCAGGGTGCTCAGATATTTGTCCATCATGGCCTGTTCGTACTCGCCGCCGATGGTCGAGATCATCTGAATGTCCTTCTTGGCCTTAAATACGGCCTCCTGAAGTTCTTTCTCGACGGCGCTGGGGGAAACGGTCGCGTTCAGCCATTTCTCGTTCCAGAAGCGCTCCAGCGTGACGAGGCCGCTAAAATCTCCGGCGATTTCCTCATACAACACTTCGATTTGCTCCCGCTTTTTCTGTTTCTCGGCCTGCTCGAACGCTTTGATCTGCGCATCGATGCCGCCGGATACTTCGGCAATGGCCCCGGTCAGCTGCTTGACTTTGGTCTCGAACGCTTCATAGGGCGCCATACATTGTTTTTTGATTTCAATCTTCCTTTTGTCGATGGCCTTTGCCAGCTTATTCAGCTTCGCCCGGTCCTCTTTTGCATCCTTGATGCCGTCCTCGCTGACGACAAGGCCCTTGTATTTCTCCAGGCTTACATCAAGCCAGGCGGACAGTTCGTCGAAATTGAAATCGATTGCCTTGAGGCCCTGCGCCTCGATATCTGTGGTGATAATCAGTTCTGCTCCCATTGCTCCTCCTTATATTTCCGGCAGCGCCTGTGGTGGCCGGGTGTTCGTTGTGACATAATGCCAAAACTCGATTTCTTTATTCAGCAGTGTTGCGAGGTCGAGCGTGACATCCTCCCGGTTTATCCAGTATTCTCGCTCTGTGATATTCAGCTCTCCGTTCTTGCGCCAGCGGATCCTTGCCTTGAGGACGGCGAAATCCCATCCGGTGGCTAAGAGTTGGTGGAGCAGCTGGCAATAGTACCCGGCCGGCACCCGGCCGTTCCATTCATCCCATTGCCCGGACCGGAGGATCTCCGTGGTTTTCCCCTCATAAATGCCCTCTTTGCCGTCCTTAAGAATGCGTCCGTCCAGTGTGGCGAAAAGCCAAGAGTAGTGCAAATTTTGCACAACATCAAATTCCTTATAGGTAACTCGCAGTTCGGGATGGTCCAGTGCGAATAAATCCCGGACAAGCGGCTCCGCCTCGATGCCGTACTTTACAAAAGGCTTGTCAGAAATGTCAACTATACTTTTACGTCCGGTCTTTATCTGCCATAGGTCATAGTTGCTCATGTAAGGAGAGCATCCCATGATGGCGGCCGCTTCTGATGCGCCGATGCCATTCAGCCGGGCCTTGAGCCATTCCTCTCTGTTCAATCCGTTCCCTCCGCACCGCAGCGCTCACATTTGTTGTTGAAAGTATCGGCCATCAGATCCAGCGCCTTCTGTAAACCGCGGACGGATTCTTTCTGTATGGCCAGCTCTGCGTTTAAGTCGGCGATCTGCCGGAGGTGGGTCTCGTTGCGCTTCTTCGCTTCGGTTAGATAGTGCGCCGTGTCGCTCTCCCTTTGTTCGAAGGCTTCCAGGTGTTCCCGAAGATCCTCGATCTCCATAACCTGCTTGACAATGATGCGGTTGTATTGCTCGGCGCTGATGATCATTTACAAACCGCCTCTTTCGTGCTATATTTGTGTTGAAATCTTTCTTCTGCCGTTCGGGTCTGCGCCAACAGTCCGACGGCTTTTTCTTTGCCCATATCGACGGATTCAACGGTTCGCCATTCGCGGTACCGGATCCCGTTCATAATCACATCGCCCTTGACCAATTCGTCCACCGGGCAGCGGCCGAAGCCCTCGACATCGAAAAACCGGTTATAATTGCACCGCAGCGTTGTTCCGTCTGTAAAATGGATCTGTACCGGCATCAATTCAACCATTTTCATCCTCCTCCACCTTTCTGTTGAAATAATCCAGCGCCTCGTCGATCGTTTTGAAATAGTGCCCCCAGTCCCAGTAACTGTTTCCCTCGATATGCCGTCCGGGAACGATGAATGGCTCAAAATTATTGTTTGTGCGGCAGATCAGCGCCCGGCCGCCCTTTCGCTTGAGCACCACGCAGGCGGCCCCGTTATTGACAAATGCCTCCATATCCGCCCCTCCTTCGTATTTTTGTAACATCACAACAAAATGTCGCTTGTCTTTATGTGTCGGCCTCCTTCCGCCGAGATTCGCCATGTTACCGACGAGATCACTCTCCCGGCCTTTTTGCCGTACCGGATCAGCTCGCCAATTCGGATTTCTTCTGCTTCGACTGCCCCAACGCCATCGACCAGATATTTCGCCGAGGGATGGCTGCGCAGCTCGTCGCAGTTATCCAGGCGGATCGTTGTGCCAGCGCCCATCATTCGCCCTCCTTGTTCAGCTCGTCAGCAAGGGCTTTCGCCTCATCCTTGCTTTGCATATAGGCGCCATAATATTCGCGGTTGCCGGAATGGTCGACTGCGCTTGTGTCGCGAATCCGAAACACTTGATACATGGTTGTGCCACCAATTGGATTTGATGTCACTTTCCAAGGACTTTTCATGTTGCCCCTCCTTTCACAGTGCGCCGAACATTATGATTGCCTCATGCACCCCGGCCGCCAGGAACATGCCGTAGAAAAAAGCGAATGCGATCAATGCGCTGCTGATGATGATTTTCATGCGTCCTCCTTTTGGTTTACATTCACTCGCCACCGCTCTATACTTGAATTGCTATATCAATCTGTATAGACGGGAGGTGATAATACATGGCCGAGAATTTCAATGGCCTTGCGCAGTCAATGCGCGACATTTCGAGTGGCCTCTATAAAGCCGAGCGCATCATGGCCCAGCCATTCACGGACAACAGAAACGCCGAGTGGCAATTTAAGAAACTCGTTGAGCAAATCAGGCGGTTTGAGAAGCTGGTCGACGAGGGTTCCGAGGTTATCATCGCCCTTGGCTCATTCGCCCAGGGTGTTACGATGGCGATAAGGAATGTCGGCTTCCAGGATCCGAGCTTGATTTACTTCTATGGGCTGGTCAACGGCCGCCCGGCGCAGCTGATCCAACACATAAACCAGATCAATTTCCTTTTGACATCCACGCCCAGGGATCCCATGACTGAGCGGCGCCCGATTGGGTTTGAGCCGCCAACTTCGACTTGATTACCTCTGCGCTCCATGCAATAACCAGAAGTCTTTCAACCAGAGAAACCGTTTGGGCCGTTGCCGCGGCCGATGCGGTTTCTTCTTTTAATAGGCCCTCCGCCTTGACCAGGCACGCTTGTCCAAGATTCTGCCAATGATCACTTGTCATATCCTCACCCTTTCTTGTTTGAATTTCTGCGCTGCTGTGCACATACTGAAACCAGATTTTGTTTATTCACTTAATAAACAGGAAGTAGCCGATGTTATACCCAATCATCCCGCCAATCAGACACGCCCAGGAAATCTCCGGCCCGGCTATGATCCTTGACATTACCAAGTAGACCAAGCAATACACCGCCGAACGGGCCGCAATGTCGCCAATGATTCCCCTCATATCCTCATCCTTTCTTTATTACCACCTTGGTCGACAAGATGAATTTTTCGATATCCTCGGACTGTGCGTTCTTTCGCACATCACTGTTGATATAGTTGTTTTAGTCATATACGGACCGTTTTCTTGGTCTCTTGCATTCGCCTTGGGAAGTAGTCTATGAGTGCCCCGCATGGCTCTCCGACCATATCTAGAATCAAATACGCTTCATCAACGGACCATGATCGCCGACCAGTCATGCGCTGCATTACGTAGGTGTTGGATCTTTTTAAACGTTCAGCAATTTCAATCTGAGTAATATCTTCCTCATATAGACGCGACTTTAGTTTTCGGAGATAGCTCGTTCCCATCTATATCACCCAGCCCCTTTCAGTCTTTTGTTGCGTTTACGTAACTTTCTAGGCAAAAAAAACATCAGATAGGTCGTCAACTTCTAAAAACTCGCAGCATTTTTGGATTTCCGATCTGTAAAAATCGCTTGTGCCGTTCATTTTTCTGTATAGCGCCGACTTGCTGATGCCTAATGCCTTCGCAACATCTCCGACTGTTTTCCCTTTTAACGCAAGGACTGCCCGGAATTTTTTCTCATCAAACATCGTTTCACCTCCTTGTTTCTTATACGCAACTTTATGTTAGCCTTTGTATCCGGGATTGTCAAGACGTTTACGCAACTTTTTAGGCTTTTTTTAATTATTTGTTGCTTTTACGCTACGTTGTGTTATTATTATTTTGGACACACATCAAAATAATAATAGAAGGGGGTGCCACAATGGAGCTTAAAGACTTGATCAGCACGCGCCGAAAAGAGTTGGGCTATACGCTCGAAGAAATTGCTCAAAAAGTTGGCGTCAGCAAAGCCACCGTACAGCGCTGGGAAAGCGGAGCCATTAAAAATCTTCGAAGAGATAAAATTGCAAAACTAGCAAAAGCCATGGAAGTTACCCCCGCATATCTCATGGGGTGGGAAGAGCCAAAACGCGAAACTTCTCCGGGTGACAACAGAAAGGCGATTAGGCATCCGAAGGTTAATAATGCAGAAATAAAGGATAAGGCATCCAGGTTAAAAGATTCAATAATGGCCTCAATAAGCATGGCCTTCGACGGCAAGGTTGAGGACGAAGAAACGGCTGCGAAGATTCGCGCAATCCTGGAAGAAACATTTTATCAAGCTCAGGAAGAGGCAAAAGAAAAATATACCCCTAAAAAATATAAAAAGTAAGAGGCGGCACAATTTGAATATACGGCAACGGGTAATTGAGCTGTGCAAACTTCATAAAACGAACAATCCATTTGATATTTGCGATCATAGCGGCATCAAAATAAAATTTTGTGATCTTGGATCTGTTCGCGGGGTTTACTTCTACGCCTTACGTAGCACTAATATATATATTAATTGCAGTCTTGGCGATACGGAAATAAAGGAAGTTTGCGCCCATGAGCTTGGGCATGCCATTCTACACCGAGGCGTTAACACGTGTTTTTTGGACACGCACACTTGTGTGGTCACGAGCAAATATGAAATTGAAGCAGATACTTTCGCCGCCGAACTGCTTCTTCCAGAACTTGTGGAATCTGAATATTCAGGTTATACATACGACGAACTTTCAAAAATATTTCAGGTAAGCGAACGTCTTATTAGATATAAAGTTAAACAAAAAGACAACCAACAACAGAAAGGAGTGTTTTTATGAGGGGCAAGACTTTTCTGGTTTATGTATTGGGGGGCTTCTTGATTTTTGTAGGGCTTATTTATTTGTTTGAAAGCTTTATTACGGGAGTTGTTTTTATCGCCTGGGGAGCGCTGCTGATTTATAAGAAAAAGAAAAAGGCCACAGTTTCTCATCCTACGGCCACAAGCAAGGCGCCAACGTCAATCAGCACAAGTGATAGTTTCCTAAAGAAAGACGCATCGCCCCAAAAGGCGGCCATCTCTTTTCACGTCGCCGGCGTTACCAAGAGCAACGATGCCGGGGCGAACATCCAAAATATCATAAAAGAAATCGTTGAGGGCAATGCATTTGAAGAGCCTTACGACGGACTTAGCGCCAAAGACATAAAAGAGCTTCTTGAAGGAACGGACGACAAGTTGTTTATGTATGATGCGGTCTACCTTAGTTCCGGATTGAGTCTTGTTCCGGAGCCGACAAACAAATACGATCCAAACGCAATCAAAGTAATAAGTTCAGATTATGGTCACCTTGGATATGTTCCGAAAGACCTCACGGGGGCAGTATTAAAACATATTGGGGGAAAAATAGACGTCGAAGTTGTTGGTGGAAAATATAAATACTACGATGATGAGGAAGAAAAGGTTCGTTCTGACTCTTTCACATACGGATTAGTCGTCAACTTGACGCCAGAAAACTAAATATCCTTCCCTGCTTCAGTCTTAAAACAAAAGGAGGTGTTTTTTGTGGGGCTGAGAACCAACACAGCCGTTTGGCTGGATAAATATCAACGGTGGCAAGTAAACGTCCAAAGAGACGGAGAGCGTCGCTCCTTCTGCTCTTCAATCCAGGGCCGGGATGGGCAGCGCGAGGCCAATAAAAAAGCGGACGACTGGCTCGACAGAGGGATAATGAACCCAAATATCCGCTGCGAGAAGATTTACGAAATGTTCCTGGAGGAACGCAAAAAGAAGGTTTTGAGTTGGCGGCAAGATGATAGTTATTGGCGGTGTTGGATTTCGCCGGTAATAGGTAAGAAAAAAGCCGGATCGCTGTGTGACGACCACATACAAACAATTATAGACAACGCATATACAGCAGGCCTTTCAAAAAAAACAATTATGGATATAAAGGCAGCTGCAGTCATGTTTGTGAAATATTGTCGCCGCAAACGCGTTACGGCCTATGTTCCTGATGAAGTTGCCATTCCCAAGAACGCCAGGATAGGCGAAAGAAAGATTTTGCAACCGGAAGATATGGTTAAACTGTTCGTCTCTGATAAAACATTATTTAAGGGCAAGGTTGTCACTGATCCGTTTGTTCATTCTTACCGGTTTATGGTTCTTACTGGCTGCCGCCCCGGGGAGCTCTATGGTCTTGAAAGAACCGATAGGAGCGGCGTATTGCTCCATATAAGGCGCTCTATCAATGAAAGCAATAAGGTTACCAAAGGGAAAAATGAGAACGCCATACGGACCTTCCAGCTAACCAAGAGTGCGATTACCGAATGGGATGCCCAGAAGAAACTCACGCCGTTCAGCAGGAAGGCATTTTATGACGGAAAACCCAAAGCCATGCTGAGATATTGGAAAAGGTATTGCGACTACAACAGAATACCATACGTTACTTTGTATGAGCTTAGGCATACCTTTGTATCGGCAATCAAGGAGCTGCCAGAGGGATGGCTTAAGCAACTCATTGGGCATTCAAAGATCATGGACTCCTACGGCACCTATGGCCACGCCATGAAAGGCGAAAGAGCGCTGATGGCAAACCGCATTGACGCGATTTTTCAAGACATTATCAATTCTGAACAAAGCCCTGTAGAAATAAGTGTGTTAAATAATGTGTTAAGCGGCAGTATTTAA